AAAAATCTGTAAGGTACATCAGTTGCATTAGTATAAGCTCCTACATCATCAATTCTTTTTGTGTAATAGAAATTTATAAAGTCCCCTGCTTGTGAGCTACCTGGTGTTAAATATAAAGTCATTGTAACTTTATCAACAAATCTTTGAACCCAATATTGAGTAGGTAAACCTAAAGAAGCTTTATTAGAAAATGCTTGATACTGAGATCTACTGATTCTTGTCATAGGTGTATCGATACTTGTAGTATCTACTCTATAGTTTGCTTCTTGGATATCTGTCATCCCTCTTGGGGATTGTGCAACAACATCAGTTTGAGCATGAGTCGCAGCCGTAGTACCATTAACTCCTCTAACACATCCAGTTAGATTTAAACTAGAAATTCCTGTGTAGGTAATATCTTCAGTACCTATAATTATATTTCCTGATGTTGAAAGACCAACAACCGAGGTACAGGGAACTGTGTTTTGTGTGCTATTCATTACTTGTGATAATGTTGTAGAGACACCACCAGATACACCATCAGAAGTAGATCTAAAAAATGTATATACTGCTTGGCCGTTTACTAAAGTTACGTTTTGATTTTTTACTTCCCAAAACTGTAAACCCCTATTTCCCCATTCGGAAAATAAAATGTTTAA